TGACCCTGCTGCTGGTGCTCCAATACCTCCCCCTCCGGGAGGAGCCGCACCAACACCACCTGCAGAACCGACCCCTATTGACCCGGATACTGACCCTGATGTTGAAAAAATAGGAGATGACGGAAAATCAGAAGAGGAAGATGAAGGGACTGAAGAAATGGATATTACTGATTTAGTAAAATCTCAGCAAAATGTTGAAACAAAACAAGAGGAATATTTCAATAATCTTTTCGGACAATTAGAAACCTTACAAAGTAAGTTAGGTGAGATGGATAAATTAGTTTCTAAAATTGATTCGCTAGAGGCTAAGATTGATAAATACAGACCAAAAACCCCTCAAGAAAAATTAGAACTAAGAAGTTTGGATTCCGGCCCTTACAATCAAAAACTTTCAGATTTCTTCGTAGATAAAGAAGAAGAAATGGAAAAATCGGGAAAAAATGAATATATTTTAACAACCGATGAAGTTAAAGATTTTTCACCATCAGAAGTTAGAGATAGTTTCAGAGATTTTCCTGGTAATCAAAAACCTGTTGAAGTCAAATAACTCAAATAATATATTATGTGAAGGGTGCCCTAAAAAGCACCCTTTTTTATTTGACAACCTCATTAAAATACTTATATTTCTAAAACAATTTAACAAACTAATATATAATTTATGGCGACAAATTCTATGGATGCTGTTTTGGCTCAGTATGAAAAACAACAAAAGTCAAGTTCTTCCTCAACCTCTAAAATGAGTCAGGATGAGAGAATGAAAAAGTATTTCGCTGCGGTTCTCGGCGATAAAGAAAATCAAGGACAAAAACGACTACGTATTTTACCAACACCTGACGGTGGCTCACCATTCAAAGAGGTATGGTATCACGAAGTGCAAGTAGATGGAAAATGGGTAAAACTATATGACCCAGGTAAAAACGACAATGAGCGTTCACCACTTAATGAACTTTACGAAGAATTAATGGCAACAGGTAAAGAGGCTGATAAGAAATTAGCAGGAAGTTACCGTTCACGTTTATTCTATATTGTAAAAGTAGTTGACCGTGATGCGGAACAAGACGGACCAAAGTTTTGGAGATTTAAACACAACTACAAAAAAGAAGGTATTTTGGATAAAATTATTCCAATTTGGAGAGCAAAAGGTGATGTCACTGATGCTGAAAAAGGTCGTGACCTTATCTTGGAACTTACCAAAACAAAGGCAAACAACGGTAAACCTTATACCGTAATTCAAGCGGTTATGTATGATGACCCACAACCAATTCACGAAGACGCTGACACTCAAAAGGCTTGGTTAAGTGATGAACTAACTTGGGCTGACGTGTATTCAAAAAAACCTGTCGAGTATTTAGAGGCAATCGCTCGAGGAGAAACCCCACATTGGGACTCTGACGCAGGGAAATACGTTTACGGTGATTCATCCGTAGGTACGACATCAGTAGGTGGTTCTGCGACATCAGTTCAAGACCCACAGTCAATGGAAGCACCTGACGAAGATTTACCATTTTAATTTATAACTTGAGGTTGGGTATTTGTATAAACAAAGTGCCCAACCTTTTTATTTTCTAACAATTTTAATTAAATAATATGGACAAAATTAAGAACAAAATGTACGAGGCTCTTAAAAAGAAATATGAGAGCGAAATGTTGGATGCTGAAGCGTCATTACTTGTTTATTTCACAAACCCTGTTGGTATTGGAGAACATCCACAACATATTGAGGAAATGGATAAGTTAGTTGAAAAACGTGCAAACGCCCAAGATAAACTCGAAAACTTGGAACAGTTCTATAAATACGAAATTTAATATGGCCTTAAAGAAAAAAGAAATTGGGTTAAGTAGTATAAAAGATAAGTTCTCTACTAAAACAAAATATAAACCTGAAAGTTATTATAACTGTGGTGAAGCCTTTATGGAGGCTTGTGGATTACCAGGACCTGTTATGGGTGGTATTAATATGTTTTTGGGACACTCAAATTCTTCTAAAACTACCGCAATGATTTTGGCAGGGGCGGATGCTCAGAGAAAAGGACATATCCCTGTTTTCATTATCACAGAGAAAAAATGGTCTTGGGAACACGCAATTGAATTAGGGTTAACTGCCGAAAAAAATAGTAACGGAGAGTGGGACGGAGATTTCATATTCAACGATAGTTTCGACTACATTGAACAAGCAACTGACTTCATTAATGAGATGTTGGACGCTCAAGAAAAAGGAGATATCCCTTATAACTTATTATTCCTATGGGATTCTGTTGGTTCTATTCCTTGTAAGATGACATTTGAAGGTAAAGGTGGAAAGATGCATAACGCTTCCGCACTTGCGGATAAAATCGGTATGGGTATCCACTCAAGAATCTCAAAGTCAAAGAAAGAAGATTATCCATATTACAACACTATGGTTGTAGTTAACCAACCTTGGGTTGACTTACCTGATAATCCTTTCGGACAACCTGAGATTAAGGCAAAAGGTGGTGAGGCACTTTGGTTAGCATCGGCATTAGTATTCTTATTCGGTAATCAAAAGAAGGCAGGTATCAATCACATCACGGCAACTAAAAACGGAAGAACAATATCTTACGCAATCAGAACCAAAGTATCCATTATCAAAAACCACGTAAATGGTTTGGGTTATAAAGATGGTAAGATTATCGCGGTACCACAAGGTTATATTAGTGATACTAAAGAAGCGTTGGAACAATACAAGAAACAATACTCAAACTACTGGAACGCAATTCTTTCAGGAACAGGTGAAATCTTAATAGATGAATCCGAATCAGAAATTGATGAATAACATCAAGAATTTTTTTACAAACAATCTAAATACAATTAAGTGATAAAAACACTTTTGGTTGATGGTAATAATTTACTAAAAATCGGATTTCACGGAGTCAAAGAATTTTACCATAAAGGTGAACATATCGGAGGTATTTATCATTTTTTAAATACCCTCCGTAAGTTCATAGAACTAGAGAATTTAGATAAGGTAGTGGTATTTTGGGACGGTGACTCAAACTCATCGGCACGAAAACTAATATACCCAAAGTATAAAGGACAAAGACCTGAAAACGACCCATTAAAAGAGAATTCATTTAATTACCAAAAACAACGTGTTAAGCAATATCTTGAGGAGATGTTTGTTCGTCAAGTTGAGATGAATGATAATGAGGCTGATGATTTAATTGCTTATTATTGTCATATATCGGAAGACGAACAAAAAATAATATTTTCGTCAGATAGGGATTTAACACAACTTATTTCTGAAAATGTATCTATATATTCACCACAACAAAAACGAACGTATAAGATGGGTGATATGGTTAAAAATAAGGATTTAGAATTCCCCCACTATAACATCAAAACAACCAAAATTTTATGTGGTGACATCTCCGATAATATCGATGGAATTAGATTACTTGGTGAGAAAACCTTGGTTAAATTATTTCCCGAGATACTTGAAAATCCCATTACATTTAGTGATATTTTATCAAAAGCGGAACTCCTACTAAAGGAGGATAAAGAAAACACGGCACTTAAAAATCTACTAACAGGTAAAACTAAAGAAGGTGTGTATGGAGAAGAATTTTTTGTGATTAACCAAAAGATAATTGATTTGTCCGAACCACTTATCACAGACCAAGGTAAAACTATTGTTGAAGAATATTATAAAGAAACCTTGGACCCTGATGGTAGAGGATACAAAAATCTAATCAAAATGATGATGGATGATGGAATATTCAAATACCTACCAAAAACCGACGATGCTTGGGTAGAATTCCTAAGACCAATAATGAAACTAACAAGAAAAGAAAAAAAGAAATTTAAAAACGAAAAAAAATAAATTATGAAAGAACAAGATTCAACCAAGTTGGAGTTTTTACTCAAAGTTAATGGAAACATTATCGTACAAAGATTTTTTAATGTGAGGGGATATAACCACAAAGCCCGTAACTCAATGGAACTTCACGATTATATTTCCGAATTCATTGAAGGGTTTAAATCCGACTTACGAGTGAGAACTGCGACTTACATGCTTGACAATATGTATGACATATTTGAGAATCCGCAGATTATGGAAACATCAATCACCGAAGGTGCTGAGAGTTTTTCACTAATGATTAGAAACGGAGATACTGTATTGTATAATCGTTACCTCGACGCGAAGATTTATCCACCAAAAGTGAGATACACTGTAGACCTCCGTCCAAAATTAAAGTCGATATTGAACACCCTGACTGAGATTTTTTCGGAAAAAAAATTAACTTACGAATACATGGATTATAACTTAGAAGGGTAATATTTATTCAATACATTAACAAATTAATTATGGCGACAGAGAAAAATTTTGAATATTTAGGACAATCATTTCAATTACAATTACTTAATCAGATTGTTGTAGATAAGGACTTCGCCCACTCTATTGTTGATGTTATTGAACCTACTTATTTCGAGAACAAATACTTCAAAATCATTTTACAAATGGTTAAGGAGTATCACAAGAAATACGAAGTTACACCATCTTTTGAAACTCTAAATCAGATTACAAGGAGCGAACTACCTCAAGAAATGGTAGCGAAAGTTGTACTAGACACTGTGAAAAAAATAAAGGACGTTAATATTGACGGTCCACAGTTCGTACAAGAAAAGGCTTTGAAGTTCTGTAAACAACAAGAAGTTTCAAAGGCGATGTCAAAGGCTCAAAAAATCATCGACGGAGGGGAGTTTGAAAGTTATGACACAATTGAAGAATTATTTAAATCTGCATTACAAGTAGGTGAAAGAGAGACATCTCTTATGGATGTGTTCTCAAACTTGGATGAAGTTTTGAACGAGGATTACAGACACCCAATACCTATGGGAATCCCTGGTATTGACAGATTATTAAAAGGTGGTTTGGCAAAAGGAGAAATTGGTGTTATCTTAGCACCAACGGGTGTGGGTAAATCCACTTTACTAACTAAAGTAGCGAACCATGCATTTAATGTAGGATACAATGTTTTACAAATATTCTTTGAGGACAACCCAAAGATTATACAAAGAAAACACATCGTATTATGGACAGGAATACACCCCGACGATTTAACACTCAAGAAAGAAGAGGTTTTGAAAAAGGTAAAAGAAGTTGAAGGAACTATGAATAATAAGTTAATTTTACAAAAATATGCTTCCGATACTTTGTCTATGAATCAAATTAAAAACTCAATCCGAAAGTTAATTGCTGAAGGACAACAAATTGATATGGTGTTATTGGATTATATTGATTGTGTTTTACCTGATAGACAACTTGAAGATGAGTGGAAAAGCGAGGGGTCAGTGATGAGAGGGTTTGAAGCGATGTGTCACGAACTATCTTTGGTAGGTTGGACCGCAACACAAGGAAATAGGTCATCTATTTCATCAGAGGTCGTAACCACAGACCAAATGGGGGGTTCGATTAAAAAGGCACAAGTGGGTCACGTAATTATTTCAGTGGCGAAGTCACTTACACAGAAAGAAATGAAATTGGCGACAATTGCGATTACAAAATCTCGTATTGGTGACGATGGAGTTATCTTTGAAAATTGTAAATTTGATAACGCAATGTTAGAAATTGATGTTGAATCGTCCACAACATTCTTGGGTCACGAAGAAAACCAAGAAGAGAAACGTCGTCAGAGAATGAAAGAGTTGATGGATAAAAGAAAAGAAAAACAACAAGTTAATTAATTATGGAAAAAATATTAAAAGAGAACCCTAATAGGTTTGTCATATTCCCTATCGAACATAACGATATATGGGACTTCTACGAAAAACATCAGTCCGCATTTTGGACCGCACAAGAGGTCGATTTAAGTGGTGATATTAGAGATTGGGAAAAATTATCTGACAATGAAAAGTATTTTGTAAAAAATATATTATCGTTCTTTGCGGCATCTGATGGTATCGTTAACGAGAACTTGGCAGAAAACTTCTACAGAGAAGTTCAGTATCCAGAAGCAAAGTTCTTCTACGGGTTCCAACTCGCAATGGAGAATATCCACTCATTAATGTATTCCCTATTAATTGATACATACATTAACGACCCCAAAGAAAAGATGGAGTGTTTTAGAGCAATCGAACACCTCCCTGCAGTTCAAAAGAAGGCTAATTGGGCACTTAATTGGATTGAAAATGCGTCTTTTCAGGAGAGATTAGTAGCGTTCGCGGCGGTTGAAGGTATCTTCTTTTCAGGTTCATTCTGTTCAATCTTTTGGTTGAAATCAAGAGGTATTCTACAAGGATTGTGTAACGCAAACGCCTTGATTTTCAAAGACGAAAACCTACATTGTGATTTCGCAATTCATTTATTTAACAATCATATTGAAAACAAAATATCAGAAAAACGAATCAAAGAAATATTGTTATCGGCACTTGATATTGAGAAGGAATTTATCACAGAATCATTACCTGTTTCATTAATTGGTATGAACCAAAACCTAATGAAACAATACTTGGAGTTTGTTGTTGATGGACTTTTAGTTAAATTCGGATGTAAAAAAGAATTTAACGTAGAACAACCATTCAAATTTATGGAACAAATCGCGGTAGAAACCAAAGGTAATTTCTTTGAGAGTAGAACCATCGAGTATCAAAAAGCGAAACTTAACGAGGCAATCTCATTTGATGAAGATTTTTAAACTATAAACTATGTCATTAACAATTATTAAAAAAGGTGGGGAAGAAGTGGCCTTTAACCCCACCAAAATATACAACAGAATTAAAAAGGCTGCTAAGTCACTTAACGTGAATTCAGATGAAATATTCATCAAAGTAATCACATCCGTTCCTACCGAAGGTAAAATTACCACTATGGATTTGGATAAGTTGGTTTATGAGATTTCCGCAGCTTATACAGGTAGTCACTACGATTATAGTAGATTGGCTGCCACAGTTGCGATTTCATCCTATCACAAAGAAACAAACCCAAGTTTCTGTGAAGTTATGGAAAGTTTAAATAAGGAGGGTATTATTAATGAAGACCTTATTTTAACTATGAAATACTATGGTAAAGATAAGATTGATGCTGCTATCAACCACGAACTTGATTATAACTTTGATTATTTTGCTTGGCGTTCATTACAGGAGATGTATCTTTTGAAAAACTCAAATGGTGTTTCAGTTGAGAGACCTCAACATATGTATATGAGAGTCGCTTTATGGGTTACAAAATCTTTTGAAGAGGCGGTTGAATATTACAATTCGTTGTCAAACCAACTTATCTCCCCTGCAACCCCTATTATGATTAATGCGGGAACCAAAGTACCTCAACTAGCATCTTGTGTGTTACACTACAATAACGACGACTCAAGAGTAGGATTGTTGGATACATTAAAAGACATCTCAACATACTCATCAGATGCAGCAGGTATCGGACTTTGTATGAGTAATCTAAGGTCAAAAGATACTCGTATCTCTTCATCAGGTGGATTCGCAGGTGGATTATTAAAGTATCTTAAAATCGTGAATGAATCATTGAGATTCTTCAACCAACAAGGAAGAAGACCAGGAAGTGCGGCGATTTACATTGAACCTTGGCACAAAGACATTTTTGACCTTTTGGATATTAAGAAAAACACAGGTCCTGAAGAGTTAAGAGCGAGAGACCTTTTCACGTCTTTGTGGTTACCTGATAACTTTATGAGGGCGGTTCGCGAATCTTCGGATTGGTATTTATTCTGTCCTGACGATATTAACAAAGCGGGATTAAAACCACTACAAGAGTGTTATGGTGAGGAGTACGAAGAAATTTATAACAAAGCCGTAAGTTTAGGGTTAGGTAGAAAAATCAAGGCTCAAGAGTTATGGTATAAGATTGTCGAATCACAAATTGAAACTGGTGTACCATACTTATGTTCAAAAGATAGTGCCAACAGAAAGACAAACCATCAGAATATTGGAGTAATTAAACAATCAAATTTGTGTAACGAGATTTACCAATATACGGATGAAAAAACAACTGCGATTTGTACACTATCGTCTATGATTTTGAAAAACTTCATTGAGGACGGTAAATTCAACTTCCAAAGATTGTTCGAAGAAACTCGTAAAGTTGTAAGAGCGCTTAACAAAGTTATCGACATTAACTACTACTCAACCGAAAAAGGTAGAAAAGGTGGTTTAGAACAAAGAGCAATCGGTATTGGAACTCAAGGATTGGCGGATGTATTTTACTTAATGGATTATGTTTTTACTTCTGATGAAGCAAAGAAATTAAATAAAGATATCTTTGAAACTATCTATTTCGGAGCGGTTTACGAATCAAATAACTTGTGTAAAACAGGTGAATATAAACCATACGACTTCTTCCAAGGGTCACCAATGTCACAAGGAGTATTCCAATTTAATATGTGGGGATTAGGTGAAAGTAACTTGTCAGGAATGTGGGATTGGAACTCACTTAAAGAAAGTGTTAAGTTATACGGGGTTTGTAATTCACTATCAACCGCACAGATGCCAGTAGCGTCATCTGCGAAAATCACAGGGTCTTATGAAATGACAGAACCCGCACACTCGGCATTATTTAACAGACGAGTTGTTGGTGGAGAAATTATGATTGTTAACAAATATCTGATTACCGACTTTGAAAAAATTGGTATTT